GTGTCTTTCTTTTCCCTTTGGTTGAGGAATGAGGCAAGAGCAGCTACTCGTATATTTTCATCATCATCCCTAGATTCAATTCTTTCATAAATCTCATCAATTCGTCCCAGCGCATATAAACATTCCATACCACGGGCTCTTGAATCCCATGTATCCAATAGGTCAAATTGTTCTATTGCTGATTCATAATGTTCCCTATCAACATACAACTGACCTATGTTCATAATTGCTTCTGACAAGTCAGGTTTAAGTTCCAGTGCCTTTCTATAAGTTTCTTCAGCCTCATCCAATCTATCCAATGCTCGCAACACAATACCCAAATAGTAATACCCCTCAATAAAATCGGGGTTTAACTGCACTGCTGTTCGAAGACTAACTTCAGATTCTTCAAATCTACCAAGTTCTTGCAGTACGATACCCAAGTCGTAGTGAGCTTCAAAATCGTTTGGAACCAATTCCACCGATTTCTGATTAACAACTAATGCATCAGGCATCCTACATGTTCGCATGAGTACTGCACCAAGCACTTTCCAACTAATTGGAAACTCTGGAAACTCTTGAGTCATAGATATTGCTAACTCCTCAGCATCAGAATACCGAAAGTTATGATAATGTTCTAAAAGTTTGTCTACTTGTAATTTAGTTGGTAATTTCATTTTTTCGCTTTCATGCCGATATGAGTGATTTTTTCTTCATCTTTGTAGCTCTGCGTTTGGCTATATTCAACTTCAATGGACTCACTCGTTTGGTGAAGTTCGTCCCTTCCATGTGATCATACTCATGTTGGAAGATTCGTGATTCAAGTCCGTGCATCTCTACCTGTACCAATTCCCCGTCCACATCATAGTATAGACACCGGATACCCTCTGAGCGTTGCACCTTCAACCACAGGCCGGGCCATGTCAAGCAACCCTCATCCATAATGATCTTGTCAAGATGATACTCTGTGATCAGGGGGTCAAAACAGGTGATCGTCTCTTTTTTCTTAATATCTGAATACATGATGAAGGCACGTTCTTGAATACCAATCTGATTCGCAGATAATCCAATACCCTGATAATGCTCCATTGCACTGAGCAAACGATCATGTAGTTCCTTGCGGTCCAAACCAATAGAACAGGACTCTAGTGGGTTCTTTAGAATTGGGTTCGTTACAGAAACCAATTGTGAACCGAACATCCTCTTCATTACATCTAGTTCGTGTTGTGTGTAGTGTGGCTGCTTATTCCACCCGTCTGAATTAACTGTCATTTTGTTCTCCCATAAAAAGTTGTACCGAAAACTGGTGGAGTTTGTTTATCAAACAAATACCACGCACAATTGTCTTTGCCTGTCATATTACCAAACCACTTAATTCTGCCCACACTTATAATCTTATGTAAAAACGGCATATAAGGTTGACTCTGTTTAGTGTGCATCCAATCCGCATCAAACAACAGCCAAGTAGGACGTTGTGGAGCAAAGTGATCTATCATAGGATGAAGCACTTTCCTGTCCCACGGCGGGTTTGTAATTACATATTTTGATTCCAACAATTCATTTTCTTTTACGTCTTTATAATCCTGAGTTGGTATACCGTTATACTGTGGTTCAATGTCACTTGCCCACCGACATATACCCCTTGTTTTAAGATGGTTTATCAATGCACCATCACCAGCACATGGTTCTGCAAAAGTAAAATGTTTTGGTAGATGTGGCAATAGGGGTTCTACTGCTTCCATCGGTGTAGGATAGAAGTCTCTTGGTTTTCTCTCAAAGTCTGATCGTTTACCCATTATTCTACCACATGACTGAAGTTTTTAATTTTATTAAATCGAATTGTACTTCTAAACTTATCTGCGAGAGTATCCTGTTTATGACTGATTACAAATACATTCTCATCACCAAGCGTATTCAGAATCTTTAGGAACTCATCTGTGCCTGTACCATCCAGAGAACTGTCAAATATCTCATCAAGAATAAGCAGATTGGTATTGGTACTATTCTTCATCTTCGCAACCGCTCTCCATGTAAACAGAAGTGCAAGGTCAATACGCATCTTCTCGCCTTCACTGAATGAATCGTAGGTGAACTCATCTCGATACCGCGACTTGATGGTTTCCTCAAAGTTCTCGTTCAGTGTGAAGTTCACATAGAACTCCATAGATGTTAGATAGGTGTTAATCAACTTGTTCATGATAGGAAGATACTGCTTGATAACCTTGGTCTTGATACCCGTGTCCTGTAGCATATTCTTCGCGGCCTCTGCATAGGTCTTGTCTTCACGCAACTTGGACTTCTGCATATCAAACCCAGAAAGAGTTTCCTTTAACTCATCCAGTTTCTTGTGGTCACTCTTGTTGATTTCACCAGCAACCAAGTGATCAATCTCTGACTGCAAAGTAGCATTGAATTTCTCAAGTTGAACAAGAGAACTATTCTCCTTTGCAACATGAACTTCATTTTCCCGAATTTTGTTAGCAATATCATTTATATCGTTCTGTCTTGAGGTAACCTTATGCAACTCATCTTTAAGTTCTTTTAGTCCGCCATCGACTCTATCTGCTTCACCTTGTTTCCTATCAATCATGTCGGCCTTGAAGATTTCATCAATATGTTGTTGACAGGTTGGGCAGTCCTCATTACTCTCAAAGAAACCAACCAGTTTAGTATGAGCCCTGTGTTTCTCTTTTAACTGCGATTGAATATCTTTCAGTTTGCTATGTTTTGTATTTACACTATCGTTGTCAGTAATTTGATTAAGGAGTTCAGTATTGTTTGTGTTATGAAATTTTATATCCAAATTCTTCCTGAAAACTTCTTCTTCATTTCCAGCAATCAAAGAAGTTTTATCTTGAATTAGTTTTTCCCTATGCATAAACATTTCATCAATATATTTTTCTTGGAGGGTAATCTTTTCCTTTGTCAAATTATATTGATAATCAACCTCACGCATGTCATCAACAACGGTCTTTAACTGCGTCTTGAGAATCATATTCATCAGGGAGAAAATCTGGATGTCAAGAATTTCCTCAACAACTTCACGGCGTTGTTTAGACTTCAGCTGCATGAAAGGGATAAACGTAGATGAACCCAGAATAACAACCTGAGTAAAACTGCGATAATTAAGTTTTAGGATTTGTTGCTCTAGATATTTCTGGTAGTCACGGGAGTTTGCGTCTTGGTTATACATCTTACCATTGACGTAAATCTCAAACACGTTTGGTTTGATACCACGAACAACCTTAACCTTCTTGGTTCCAATACGGAATTCCACCTCTACTAGTGCAGCACTGCCATTGACAGAGTTTAGTAGTTGAGGTTTGTTAATATTACGGAATGGCTTACCAAACAAGCCAAAGCAAAGAGCATCCAGAATAGTAGACTTGCCTGCACCGTTTTCTCCAATAATTAATGTGGTTGAATTTCTGTCTAGCTGTATCTCTGTAAAGTTGTTACCAGTTGACAGGAAGTTCTTCCATCTCACAGTCTCAAAATATATCATATTTCTAAATCTTGTGCCTCAGTATAAAGTGACCGCATTGTGTTTTTCAATCGGTCCTTGCTCAGTGTAACATCAAGCTGGTCAATGTATTTCTCTAGCAATGTCATCGTGTCTTCAGTATTGTTTACGATATCATCGGATACATTTTCAGCATCCAATTCAGAGAAGTCTTCAATAATCTTGACCTCAAATGCATCAGCTTGTAAAAGTCGATCTGTGAACTTGTCAAACTGATACAGGTCTTTCTTATTAACCACAATCAGTTTTACATACTTATCTTCATATCCAGACACATCTTCTTTGGTGTAGTCTTTGACAGTATCGTCATAGAAAATCTTCTCAAAAATACTGTGGGGATTAATAATACGTTCAAGTTCCCGTGTATCTGTATCAAAGATGTGAAAACCTTTCGGGTCATCGTGATCACTCCATGTAATCTCATACGGAGTTCCCAGATAATATATCTGGCCATCATCGGATTTATGATGAAAGTGTCCACTAAAGCATAGGTCAAACCTACGAAACAATTCTTTATCCCATCCACCTTCAGATTTATGGCCCTTGTGCATTTCAAAACCATTTACCTCTAAATGACCCATCAAAATTTGTGCGGGGGAAGTCTTCAATGCTGTCATTGCAACTTCATAATTACCGCTATTAATCCACGGCATGAATTGAATTGGTATGTCATCAAATTCCACAACCTCTGGGCCAGTGTATATATTGCATCGGTCAGAACCTACCAACTCTTCCATTGAATTGACTTCGTTGGTGTTCTTGTAAAAAGTGTCATGATTACCAATGATAAGATGAAGGTCAATCCCCAACTCAGAAAATCGGTTGATGAACTTCTTTCTAAAATCACTAGCAGTTTTAAAACTAATGAACTTCCTACGGTCTGTAACATCACCCATATGAACACAGGTAGTAATTCCCCTCTCAACTAGAGTGGGAAAAAATACATCGTCATAGAATTTGTAGAAATAATCATTGATATTTTGATTATCGTTTCTGGCACCAAAATGGGTGTCAGTTATAATTGCAATCTTCAACGATCATCACCGAGCACTGCAACATTTTCAATATCATCTTCCATAAAATTCTCTAGTCCCCTTTTACTTTTTTTTTCTACCGTCTTAGGTTTATAGACATCTTCGGTTGGAAGATTATCAATTGCAAAGGAATTATCGATACTGTAACTAGTTGAATCACCGGGCATAGTATCAAAAGATTGATAGTTGGTGCCAGCTACAATTCTATTCTTAACATGGGTTTGTTTTTTTTCTTTTTGAATTCTTCGAATGAAGGCGTAGTAAATAATTTGGGTGAAGTATGCGAAAGGGTTCGACGACTTATCTGGATTGAAATTAGAACAATATTGCAAACAGTTTTCGATGCCATCTGAAATCATATCATCCTTGTATGTGTAATTAATGAAATTAGGTCTATATGATAGATGTTGTGCAATCTTTAGAAAACACTCGCCTATGTAATTTGTAACCGGAGGAATACGTTTATTGTCTTCCTCGGCCTCTTTACACTTTTCTTTCCACTCAATCATTGCCTGTAGAAATGCTTTATTATCAACGTAGTGTTCGCCTTTTGATTTCGCCATAGGTACTCTCCTTAATCTTTATTTACTATACTATACTAGTAAGATAAAGTCAAGGACCATTATAATTTAAAAGAACCTTGACTCTCTATAAATTTAATGTTACTATCTACTTGTCCTTGGGTCATAGAACTACATTAATGTATTAAATCAATATCTGGTTCTAGTTCATCTAACAGTTCATCGTAGATATCTTCTTCATCATAATCTTCATCATCAATCGTATCGATTACATCAGCATCTTCTAGTTTATTCAATACACCCTCGTAATAGACACTTAGGCCAGGTGATGCAGGTAACATAATAATAACATGTTTAGGATCAATTGCGAAATGTTTTTGTTCCGTAAAAGGTTGAACCCATCGTGAGAGCATTAGAGATTCTGTCATACCTCTTCGTGTCATATTTGGGTGGACATTCATTAGTAATGGCCTTGAAATTTCATACTTTCCATCATCTTCAGATAATTCGCAAATGATGTTTTCACCACTAATGAGTTTTAAGATTTTGTATGTATCTGATATCATCGTAGTTTTACCTTTGTAATTTCATAGTTGAATTGTTCTTTCTAATCTTTATTCTTATATTTATGGTACTCAAAAAAAGGACTTATGAATGTTTCTTTTCTTTTCTTCCAAGCTTCTCTCTGTTTTGCTCTAGTTTCATCGGAAGCTTTTACCCCTTTTCGTGATTTACTCACAGCGTCTTTGCATTTTTGAGATTGTTTCTTACCAAATCTAGGATGGTCCTTACCAAACTTGCCACGATTAGGACCAACCCCACCATAGTTTGCATTTAATTCACCAATCATTTTATAGTTTTCATCTGCGTTTTGGGGTTTATCCAAGTCTAGTTCTTTGAGTCCGGGGAATAGGTCTTGTTCTGCGAAATAAATAGACATTGCTGATGCTCCTTTAAAGCGTTAGAGTAGGTGGGGCGGCAACCCGTGACCTACAACTATATTTATAACTATAATAGTTTTACCTTACTAATTTCATAGTTGAATTGTTCTGCATTGTATATGTTGATGCGTTCTTGAAAGTGGTTAAGCGTAAAGTTAGGTTGGTCTCTAAAAGTTAGGTCATCTGCAATATCAAAAATCAAAACGGAATCCTTATTGTCCCCCTGACGCAATCCTCTACCGATACTTTGTAACACTCTAATTCTAGACTTAGACGGGCTTGCGAGCACGATGTTGTGAATGTTACGAATATTAATACCAGTACTAAAAGTTCCATACGACGCAATAGTGATAGAGTTTTTCTCCTTTTCAACAATAGCTCGTATCTCTTCTCTTTCTGTGGTACTTGTTTTACCATAGATGAAAAATACCTTTCGCATCCTATCATCAAATGTACCAATATTTTTTGCATCTTGAACTGTTTGGTGTAAGGGTTTCCCGTGTTTCTCAACTAACTGATACAGACATAATGTGTTGCCGGGAAGATGCATCAACAATCCAGCAAGAAATTGATTTCTACGTTCATGTTCGCCTAGAAATTGTAGTTCCTCTGCATAAGTCATTCTCTCTCGTATATTCTCATGCTTTAGAATAATGCACTTGATTTTAAGGTCAGCAAGAGATTTCTTCTCAATTAACTCTTTTGTAGTGGTAACTTTTTCAACAGGACCGAATAGACCTTCTAAAACAAGTTGGTGGGTCTGCGTCCCGTCTAGGGTGCCTGTAAGACCGAATCTGTACTTACATAGGTGTAACTTGGTCATGATACCAGTAAGTGATTTGGCCTTAAACATATGCGCTTCATCACCAATCACACAACCAAACTGTTCAAAATATTTCTTCGGCAACTTGTAGATAGACTGCCATGTAGAAATTACTACATCCTTCTCAACCTTACTTGAGTGACCTTGATATACCTTCTGACAGTATGTACCAGAGTTCCAACCGTAATCCTCAAAATCTGAATACATCTGTTCCACTAATGAAGTGGTAGGAACTAGTATCAAGGTCTTCAGTCCCATCATATGATAATAACGAACTAACGAGTAGATTATGAGTGATTTGCCCGAAGCAGTAGGAGAAATAAGAAGAGCACGATTTCTGGCAATACCATGATGTACTGCATCAATTTGGTAATCACGCACTTTAAGGGATTTACCTGCGGATTTAGGTTTAAGTGACCTGATGAAATCTC